GATGTAGGAGCGCAACGAGTAGAGAGAAACAGCCACCGACCACAGCCACCACAATCTCAACAGCCATCGCGTCACGGTGCTGGTGGATATGGGTTGTCGGCTTTGACTTTGGCTACGGCTGCTCGCCATTCGGCTTCGGTTGCGTCGCCGCGTTGCCACTTGAAATACAGCGGATCGGATTGCTGTTCGTAGGCGGCTAGTCGAGTTGCTTCAACAATGGCGACTCGGTTGGCGTACTGGACTTGGGGCCATGCGGCGTCAAGTTCGGCTTGGGTTGGTTGTGGTGTGTTTGACAGCCAGGTGAGGCCGTCATAATCATCGCCATTCAATGTCCATTGGTCGTTTGGGTAGTTGGTACTCAAGATGAGTGCATAGTCGATGTTCATGCGCTGATCTCCATGACGGTGATACTTGATGCGGTACGACCATCGTAATTTGTGAAGTCTCGGTCGTTTCCTGTGCGGTTTATGTAACCCGTTCCTGATACAACCGATATCTGAAATTTGTAGGTAGTTGCTGACGTAGTATTTGGGCTGTCAAGAAAAACTGGTGAAAAGCCAAAGCCGCTAGTCGGCAAGTTTGTCGGCGCATTGTAAAACGTGTCTCGCGGCCTGTTGCTTGCGGTGTCGCCAATAAAAATGGCGGTTGAATCTCGCATGAGTCGACCGTTTAGGCCAATGTCGCCGCTGATTCCGGTCATGACGTAGCCCATTACAAGAATTTTGCTTGATGTAGCGCTCGGTGTGATTGAAACGCTGAGACCCGTCACGTCTGTGAATGATGTGCTTGTGGTGCTAAACGTGTCTGTTTTTGCGGTGCTGACAACTTGTAGTACACGGAATGCGCCGCGCAAGTTATTCATTTGTGCGGCAGTCAAAACCTGACCTGCTGTGAATGTTGACGGAAGTGTGGTAGGGGTTGCCATAGTGGTGCTCCTTTTAGCCTAGGACATTCAGGGCGTCGAGTACGCCATAGGTGGCATCGTCCAATATGAGCTGGTAGACGATCGTGGTTGGGGCTGTGTACAGGTTGACGCGATGTCCGGTATTGAAATCGATCAAATGCTCGATGCCCTCGACAGACAGTTCTTGGCCGAGGCTAGTCGTACCTGTGCCCGTTTGAAATGTTTTCTGAATCGTGATCGTGTCACCAATGTCGATCGTGGCCACCGTGTCGCGTTGGGCGGTGGTCAGCATGGCAAATTTGGTGGCCACGTCGGTGTACCTGGCTTGAGGTTCACCGTTCAACAGGTAGGTGGCGGCGGCGGCCAGCTGCGATCCGCTGGTCTCCAGCAGGCTGTTCGTGATGCTTTCAGTCTGAATGAAGTAGGTAGCAATCGAGGCGGTGTCGGTAGCGGTCGCGTTAGAGCCGCCGAGGTTCTGAACGTAGGCGCGGTTCACCACGCTGTCAGCTTCGAATGTAATGCCGACGTTGTCGTATTTGACGCCTGTGCCGCTGTCCTTGAAGTCGGCCACCGATCCGCTAAGCGTCGCACCGATACGGTCTTGAAATGTCAGCACGCCGTCACGCGACACGAACAGGCGGCCGAATTCGGCGGTGCCGTTGATTTGGTTCAAATACGCCAGCACGTTTGTGCCTGCCGGGACGGTGTACGCCGTGTCGTGGCCAAGATTGACGGTGCCTGTGGAAATGTTGCGCGCTGTTGGCCCCGTTGGGTAATCGACTTCGGGCAGGTTCAACACGCTTTCAATGCGCTGACCTGATGTTTCGACGTTGACGTTGTAAGCGTCCATGTAGGTTTGTGCCAGTAGGTAGAAGTCGTCGGCGCAGTAGACGCTGACCGTGTTTAGGCCGCCCAACGCGAAGTTGTAGTCGTAGTTGACGACGTAGCCTTTGAACAGGTATTCGAGTGTGTTGGTGGCGTCGTAGCGACCGAGGCGTACACGGCGCATTGGTGCCAAGCCGGGCACGTTTTGGTTGGCGTCGTAGTACGGGCTTGATGTGTCAAATGGGTTGAAGATGCCGTTGGCGAGCGTGTCATTGAGCGTGAACGTCATGGTGCCTGCGCTGAACTGGTCGCCCTGATCTTTGCGACCTCGACGCACCGAAATGTTTAGAGTGCCATCGGTGACGTCAGCAAACTGAGTGGTGCCATCCAAAACGTACTGCGTATTGTTCAAAACGCCTTTGGTTGCGTCGTTGAGCGTAAATGCGTCAACTTGAAAACCTGCGTCAATTTCCAGCAGGTAGTTGCCTGATTGGACGATTGCTGTGCCGGGCATCAGACGTACCCGCTGACCTCAATGCGCGCCGGGCCAGCTGAACGGTTGTAGGCGCGAATGCTGTCTACGACGGCCTGCCCGATTTCAGCGCTGGTCGCCAATCCGCCGTTGACGTTCACGGTGACGTTTTCCAGCATGGCGTTACGGGCGCTCGATGTGAACGGGTTGCTGGCGATGCCTGCACCCAACATATTTGGGGCTTCCATGATCTGCCGAACGGATGCCCCGCGACTGCCCCCACCGCCCCCGCTAGGCACGCTAGGAGCCGCTACAACGACCGATCCGCCTGCGGATGAGGGAATGGGCACCCCAAGGTTTTTGTCGCCTCCTACAGCCGCTAAAGCGCCGCTAGCGGCCCCGCCGCCAATAGTTGGCATTTCGGGGATGCTGAAGCCTCGACCGCCGATGCCTGGCACCCAGTCTGGGATCTCAAATGACAGGCCGCCAAGCGTTGAATTCCATAGGTTTGCGATTGTGTTGAACACGGTGCGGAACACGGTCAACATTCCGTTCAGGTAACTTGCGACGTAATCGACGGCAATTTTGACGCCTGCTTTGAGTGCGCCAAACACGGCGTCGGCGACTTTTCTAAATCCCTCAAATTTTGCGTATGCGGCTACGAGAGCTGCACCAAGTAGCACGATTGCAGCTACGACTAGGCCGATCGGGTTGGCGGCGAGCGTGATGTTGAATGCGGTTTGTAGGAATGCAGCGGTTTTGATTGCCACGTTGTAGGCGATGATGGCGGCCGACAGGGTGCCAATAACGCCTGCCAAGATGATGACCACGTCGGCGTTTTCTTCGACGGCTTGCGCCATTTTGGTGATGATCGGTACTAGGCGCTCGAGCAATGGCAGTACGGCGGCGCCGATGCTTTCTTGCATTTCGGCGAAAGCGATCTGCATTTTGGCCATGCCGCCCTCAGCGGTTTCGGTGAAAGCTTTGTTTGCGCCGCCGAACGTGCCGCCGAGCACGCTGATGATGGTTTCCATGTCGGCACCCTCACGGATGAGGTTTGCCATTTCGGGCGTGAGCGATCGCAGGGCCTTGTAGTTGCCTTCGTACGCTTTGGCAAGGCTGTCGGCGACGGTGGTTGCGTCGATCCCGGTTGCGCGGCTGATGTCAAGCACGAGCGACATTTGGGATTGTGCTTCGTTGATATCTTTCGTGCCACGAACAAGTGCGGCAAATGCGGGGCGCAGCACATCGTCGGCAACGGCCGCCTGGCGTGACATTGCGCTGATCGCTTTCTCGACTTCGGCAATCTGTTCTTGCCCGGCACCTGTCGAGTTTTGGAGCTGTACGGCAAGCGCGGCTTGAGCAGCCTCATCTTCGGCGGCTGCTTTGGCGGCCATGCCAAGCCCAGCAGCAAGTGCGCCCGCAGCTGCAATCGCAGGCACAAACGCTTTTTCCATGCCATAACCGACCTTTTCCGAGGTCGTCTCAAGGCTGTTGAATTCCTTTTTGGCGCGAGCAATACCCTTGTCGTCAAACTCGCTAATGATGGGTATGCGAATGCTCATATGGTCGCAATTCTACGATTTATTTCGGTCGCGACTTGTTCAAGCGCTTTGGTCATTTCGTCCTGCACGTCGGTGATGTGCGCCTCGGCTGACGGCCACATGACGCGAGACGGGTTGCCAGCAAACGCGGTCAAGGCATCACCCAGGCGGTTCGATTTGCCACGACCCGCAATGTCATAGATCGCGGCTGCCGGGTCTTTCTGAATGATCGTTACGACGCCATCCTTTTTGCGTCCAGCATCCACTTTGACTTGTACGCCACGTCGAGCTTTACGCTGATCCCACGGCAACAGCTGACGCCCGTTCTGCGTCCAGCGATACCGCATACCCGACAAGGCTTGTGCCGGATATCGGCTTTGGGCCTCGACGATGATCGGGCTGGCAATCTGCTTGGCGTCTTTGGCAAACTGTTTGCGGGCCTCGGGGTCAATCTGCCTGAGGTCTTGCAACATTTGCTTGACGCCGATCACCTTAACGGTTGCCATTAGCGACCCCGCTTTGCCTGTTGCTGTTGCAGCTCAAGCACATAAAACACGGTGGTCATGTCTCGAGTGTCAAATTCCACTTGCGGCGGCCAGTAGCCCGTCATAACTAAGACCTCAGCGAGGGAGCGTCGCCAGGTGCCGCGATGGTAGGGGTTTCGTCGGTGGTTTCTTCAATGGG